GCTTGGATTGTAGGGGAAGTACCCTACGTCTAAATTTCTATCAAATGGATACACTTGACCAGCAAATGTTGTAAACTTAGCTCCATACTCCTGGTCATAAGACTCTTTAGCCATGTTTCTTTTACGTTCAAGTAAGAAAGAATCATCTCTGCCATCTGGAAAGGCATACTCATTATCCCAAGATGGTGCTTGGTGTGATTCCCACAAATCGTCTTTTTGACCAAGAAGGTATAAATCGTATATCCAATTAAAACCTTCAGGCGTGGTAATAAAGATTGCTTTCCCTTTTCTATCTGATAAAGTAGGAGATAAGTACATATCCCATATCTTTCTTTTTACTTTAGCCGCCTCATCAATAATAAGTAAGTCTAATCCTTCACCTACTAATGAATCAGGGTTATCGGCAGACTTTCCTTCAACTACAGTTCCCCATTTAAACTTAATATATCTTTCTTTCTCAGAAGCTCTTATTATATCGTTAGGCTTACCTACTACCATCTTCTGCCAAATCTCTCTAAACATAAGGTCAGCTTTATCATAAGACAAACCAACACACCATATTCGTTTATTTGGCTGTGAAGCTAAGAATGTTGCTTCCATGGCGGAACAAGTAGTCTTTCCAAACCTTCTACCACACACCATTACAAAAAACCTAGATGTCTTTTTTGTTGGAAAATGTAACTTACGCTGACCATTGTGAGGCTTATACCCCATATAATCAAACCAAGATTCCTTAAACTTCAATTCTTCTTTTAAATTATTTTCCATTAAATGTTGTAATAAACATCTGTCGTAATCTAACTTATGGCAGATTATAAATACAAGATATAGTATTTTTATTTTAAAACAACACAATATAGGAGGGCAGTATGTCCGAAGAGAATAAAGCAGTAGCAAGCGAAACAGTAAGTGAGCAACCTACCCAAGAAGCATCAACAAGTTCGCCTGATGTTGGTGTGTTAATAGCAGAAAGCAAAAAGTATAGATCCAGGGCACAGGATGCAGAGGCTCGTATAGCGAAAATGGAAAAGTCTATGGCTAAAGCAGAAGAAGCAAAGCTGAAAGAGAAAGAAGATTTTAAAACCTTATATGAAAAAGTATCTTCTGAAAATGAAGCTAATGCTTCTAAAGTTGAAAAATGGACTAAGTATGAAGAAACAAGAAGAACTTCTTTATTAGAACAACATCCTGAAGAAGATAGGGAATCTTTGGTGAATTTACCTTTAGGTACCCTTGAATTTGTTACAAATAAAATTAAAAACTCAAAGCCAAATGCTCCAGAGGTTATAGGGCGAAGCAAAGATATTCTTCCGAACAAGGATTGGAAGGATATGACTGATGCTGAAAAAAGGTCTTACTATACCGCTAAAGCAGGAGGCGTAAACTCGTAGGAGAAATAAATGTTTATAAATTACAATATGATTGAAAATCAAAACCCTTGGATTTCATCGGGTGTTGATTTTCATATCTGTTCAAAAGTCTCAATGGCTTTGTCTGCGACAAACAATGTCACACTTGCTGGTGGTCTACAAGATAGTGATGCAGCTACTGCTTCATTGCAAGAGTTTATCCCAGAAATATGGGGTGCATCAATAATGGACTATATGGAAAAAAATCTAGTATTTGCTAAATTAGCAACTGACCAATCAGGTTTGGTTGCAAATGGTGGAGATAGAATCCATTTACCAAAACATACTGAATTAACTGCATCTGACACTTATGGTGGCGGAACAGTTGCTGTTGAAACCTTGATTGGTTCTAATTTAGCTTTTGCTGCAACTGGCGATGCTGAAGATTCTTATACTTTAGATATTAATCAAGGTATCCATAGTGCAATCGCTATCACGGATGTTGCAAAAGTGCAATCAAGCTATGATGTGATGAATATATACACATCTAAACTTGGCTATGCTTTAGCTAAAAAAATAGATGCGTATGTTGCGATTAAATTACTTGAACACGTTGGATATAATTACGCCAATGGAACAGATGATGGTAATGGTGCTGGTAATCTTGTCTTATTAGCAAGTGGTAGTCACGATTCATACGACATAACTACAACTGGTGTTGCGTCTATGATAGAAGCTATTTATACTAATGATTCTAACATTGAAGATTGGACAATGGTATTAGTACCTAAATGTTACGGAAGCTTATTCAAGTTAGCTGACTTTGCTAAATATGAAGGCGTTGGTTCTGGCTTTGGTTCTCAAGGAGCAAGTCAAGTTCCATTTGTTACTGGATATGCTGGTAAATTAGCTGGTGTTAATGTTGTTGTTACAAGCAACTTCCAACAGTATAATGCTGGTGGTGCAGTTCAGGCTCAATCAGCTACACCTATTGGTAACTTTAGCTCTAATAGTATTACTGATGAAAGCGAACTGCTTGTTGGTTACTTAGTTCATAAGGATGCAATGCACATTGCTTATTCTTCAGGATTGAAAGCTAGAGTACAAAGTGATTATCATCTTCCTACATTATCTACAAGATTTGTTGCAGATAGTGTATATGGATGTACGATTACTGGTAGTGGTACTGCTGGAAATCAAAAAGTGTTCTGTCTTACAAGTCCTGCTTCTTAATAGGTAAGTAAGATAGGTTGATAATATAAGGGGGTGGGAAACCGCCCCCTTTACTAACTTGAGAGGAATTAAATGATTAAAATGGAAATTAAAAACAGAAAAGGTTGGAAAATGTTTTCTGAAGCAGATGTAGAAGCTGCAAAATCAAATGGATGGACAGAGGTAGGTGTTAAGCCTGCTCCTAAAAAAGCTAAAAAAGCTAAAGGGGATAAATAATGAGTGCTCCTTTAGTAAAGGCGACAGGTGCAGTAGATCTAATAACAGTAATTCCAGGTGTTCAAACAGGAACTACAGATGCAGATGGTGATTTATTATTTGATGCTTTAGAAATACCTAATGCAGTATCGGTTAATGGTGGGTCTGCAATTTTACAATCAGTATCAGTATTCCATAAAGCAGATGAAAATGTTGTATTTGATTTGGTGTTTTTCCAAGTAACTCAAGACTTGGGTGCAGCAGGTGCTGCTTTAACTTGGGGTGGCTCAAGCGAGGCAACTAATGCTGATAATGCAGTATTATTAGGTCATGTAAGTATTAGTGATTGGTGTGATTTAGAGGATGTTCAAATAGCCACCAAAACTAACATCGGGCTTGTATTAAAAGCAGCTTCAGATACTACAAGTATATTCTGTGCAGGTATATGCAGAGGTGCAGCTAGTGGTGATCATGATGCTACTACCAATGTTGATATTAGATTTGGCATAGTTAAAGATTAATGTTTCCTACTAGAAGAATAACAACAATGGGTGGTGATGTATTTAGAGATGAGTTCTCTTTAGCTTTTGATGGTACTAATGATTATGTAAATTGTGGAACAAGTGCAACATTAAGAACAGCTAGTTTCTCAGTAGCTGTGTGGGTTAAATTTACAGATGATGCTATTACTGGTGATGACCCAGGTAAGAACACAGGGGTTGTGTCCTCTGCAAATAGTACAAATGATACTGGGTTTAGCATTACAAAACCTACAAGTAATAAAATAGAATTTAGAGTAGGCAATGGTAGCACCCTTCAATCTAGTTATTCCACTACTACTCTTGTTGCAGATAGATGGTATCATGTTGTTCAAACTTATGATGGAGATTATCAAAAAGCCTATCTTGATGGAGTTTTAGAAGATTCAGATAACTATGCTAGTTATACTGTTGCTACTGGTCATTTTGGTATAGGCAAATATTATTCACATACTGAGGATTTTCTTATGAATGGCAATATATCAGAAGTAGCTTATTATGACACAGCATTAACAGCATCTCAAGTTGCCACAATATACAATGGTAGAGAGCCTTATAACCATAAAGAAGGTATTGTATCAGGGAATCTAAAAGGTTGGTGGAGAATGGGAGATGAGCAGGGTAGTGTATCTGCTTTAGAGGGGGATACTATTGCAGGTGGTACAGGAGTTATTGCAGACCAAACAAATAAGAAAAGTGCTGTTATTAAAGAATGGGATTTTTCATCAGATACAGATGGTTTTGGGGATTATAGTGGAAATTCAGTAAGCCAAAGCACAGCAATAACAAATCATTTAGGTGGTGCAGGTGTTTTAAAATGTGAGAACAATGATACATCTGATGCTTTTCTGGGAAAGAGTGATACTGTAAGTGATAGCACTTTTGGTATTGAAGCAGAAAAAATTTATCTTGTAGAATACTATATATATGTACCATCGAGTTGGAGTGGAACTTGTGAATTTAGACTTCAAGAAGCAAGTATGTCCAGTAAAAGAGTAGGTTTAGACCTTCTAAGACCAACATCTGCAATTAAAGATTCTTGGCAATATGGTAAAAATATTTTCTCACCAATAGCAACTGATGTTTCAGGATTCTTGTATCCTCAAACTGTAAGTGAGTCTAGTCTAGTGGCAGATGATTTTGTTTACATTAGTGGTGTAAAACTAACTGAGTATGAGAACACAAATCATGGTGTTATGTTTAACTTTCCCTTAGGTTCTATTGAAGGAGATACACCATAATGGATTATAGTAATAGAAAATGGGTGATAGTTAATGTTTCTGCTATAACAGATGAAATGATTTCTAGTGCCAGTCAATCAAGTATAGATACACTAAGAAAAACATTAGATGGAAGTAAAGCCATACTAAAATGGGAGGGAGATACTCCTAGTTGCTTT